TTTGCGCCGATATGTGTGATTTCTACGAAAAATTTTACAGGTTAGAGGGGCCAGGAGCACTTGTATTCAAGCCTGGTGCCTCGGAGAAAGAAAGCATGTTCTATCTCCCTGTCGACTCGCTAATTACAGCATTAGAGGACAACAGAGACCAGGAATCGATCTCAGAGGTGCTCCAAAAAGCAATCCGCCGCGCTGAAAGCATCGAACCAGACAAGGAATCTCTGTTTCTCATTCAAGACGAGAATGAACTTGCACTGGTCCACTACAAGCGCGATAATACTCAGAGCAATTTCCTTATGCTTTGAAGAAAACCAAGCAGAATTGGAAGTCTTTAAGGAATATTCTTGGAAAAATCTATCATATTTCCGAGGATTGGCTTACACCTGCGGAATATTTACCTTATATACACGATTTGCTAGGAGAAGTAGACCTAGATCCTTGTTCTACTCACGATGCAAACCTGCAGTTTCTCCAGGCTAAAAAAATCTATACCCTCGATGACGATGGTTTAAATACGCAAGACCCCTGGACAGGAAAAACCTACCTTTTCCCTCCTACTTACGGTAGGTGCTCCTACAACAAAAAACGCGGGAGCTGGAGATGGAGCACACGAAGCGGAATCAACTCTAAACATCCTTCTGTGATCTGGTTCCGCCGTCTTCACAGGGAATGGAAACTGCGGAACATCCCTGAAGCACTGTTCTATACGACATATCCGGAGATGCTGAGGACATGCCCAGAAGTATGGGACTTTCCTATGTGTTTCCCGAAAGACCGCGCACGTCTTATTCACGGTAAAAAATATTTCGTGAATAAAACTCCAATGTTCTGGGGTTATTTCGTCTACTTACCTCCCATTAAATACGGCTTCGATCAGGCCGATAGATTTAAGGAAATATTTGAACCTCTCGGCAGGGTTATTGGCGTGCCCTAAATTCGTTCCGGTAGCCGTAAACGGCATCACCTGGTCCGGCCATCTGGATTCTGCCTTCCTGGGACTTCTCGAAATCAAGATTTGGTGTCGCCTCTGCTCGACGTCTTGCAAGATAATTTCTTAGAAATTGATTCCCACCTTCATTGTCAGAAGCTGCCCACGATCTGCCTAAAGCATCGGCATAAGTTCCTGCACGACGATTGTCGATATCGTAGGATTGGCGTGTCTCGTTGTTCATCCCTCTATTCTAATGACACTTACTGATACACAAACTCGTATTAAAGAAGTCTGTGATGATGTCAAGGAGTTACTGCTTTACAAGAACAGCAAATATGGAGACTCAGCAATTAGCCCTGTGAGAATTTTTAGTCAGAGCAGTGCACATGAACAAATTCTTGTACGCATAGACGATAAATTAAATCGAATCATGAAAGGCAAAAACCTCTTAGACGATGATGAAGACGTCATCATGGATTTGATTGGATATTTGGTATTGCTTAAAATTGCTTTAGCAAACGAAGAGACATCTAACGATGGAGTATGAAAAATTTATGGAGAATTATTCTAAAGAGCTGCAGATTCTCGACGCTATTGATCTTCTTCAACATTTTGACCCGGACGCACTTGATTGCCTAGACCAGCTGGGGGTTGGCTCCAAAGTCGAAAAAATCTACGCAGAGCATGACCAGACGGATCCCACTCTTTGACTTTTTTTTCTAAGTACTCAATAGCTTTTACTTGATTTGGTGCACCGTTATAGGTTTCCGCCAAATTCAAAAGACATATTGACGTGTGGCAACTGTGTTTTGTGAATGTAGGTATCTCCTTATCTGCAGATAAATAGGTGTTGAGTTCTTCTCTCCGCCTGTCACGCATTCTGCTGCCACCACAGAGCCAATACCTGTTTATATAAGGACTCCACTCCTCGATGATCTGCTTTTTAGGGGCGTGGCTATTGATTAAATTTAGAAGCTTTGAGTTTTTAAAGCCCAGTATTCCTAGGCTGCGGGCAAAGCTGAGGACTGCTCCCTTCTTGTGTCGGTTGAGCGGAACCTGGACGTACTGAGCAACCTCCAAAGAGAAGCCCTTAAGATCCTCTACCAATTGTTTTTCGATGTCTGCACGATCACATTTCTCGTTATAGGCAACCCGCCTCTTTCCAAGTTTGAGACTGTCATATCCAATCTTCCAATTTGCCTCGCCAAAGTCCTTATATGCAGCAAAACGCCCCATACCGATGTAGGTACGAGGCGTATCATGCAATCTAATTAATTCAATACCAATGTCGGTAAGAAAAGGGTAGTCCTTCCAAGACTGTTGTTTCTTACGGGACTTCAACGGTGGCGGTATAGCTCACCTCAGAATACCCATCGAGCTTGAGAAGGACAATATAGTCTTTAGAAGCGTCAGTGACAGTCACGCCAACTGCACCTTTGCCTTTTCCAGCTTGCGTTACATTAAAAGCCTTCTTATAACCAGTCGGTGCGCTAGCGGCAGAGTGATCGTCCTCCTGGAAAATCTCCATGCCGATCACGCCAAAAGACTGATTGAGGGAAACCGTGATATCGCCTGTAGAACCGGGATTTACCTTGAAGGCCCTGATATTAAGGCTCCTGTCGTTACCGCTCCCTGCGCCCTCATACGTGACGTCAGAGCCTGTATTAACAGAAAAGGTGTCAAGTGTTCCTTGTACGGTACGAGTTGCCATTGTTTTTAGGAGATTTGACCGAAGGTTGAGTAATTAAAGGTGACTTCGGCATCAATGCCGTGATCTTTGAGGATTGAGAGGAACATCTGGCGATCGTGAGCCTTTTGATGAAGCATTTCTACGAAAGCTTCCTCTAACTCGTCTCGATCCATGCCCTGAATGGCTAGTGACGCTGCGTGGATTTGAAATTCAACATCCACGGGGAGTCCTAATGCATCCATTTTCAGCCTTTACCTTGGATCTATCCTACCAGCATTAAATAAATGGTCAATTACCGCGATTCCTCCGCTTACGCCTACGACTACGCTCAGTTTTTGCCTGCACCAGAAACAAAATACCTGACAAATAGGCCACTGTAAAAAAGGTCAGAAAGCTGAGAAAGACTGGCATTTTCTCTGTGGAGAGGTCACCACTTCACTTTATGTGACCAATAACGTGCTGACATCTTATCGGGTTTACTGTCTTGCGCATTATGGCGAGCGTAGTACGACGCTTTTCTAGCTT